TGGCAGCATTGCGGATAATATCTTTAAGGCTATCATTGAGATAATCTGCCTGTAATTCTTCAAGATGATGCTTTGTTGCCCCTACCCCAGCAACTGGAACAAAGTCCCTAAACTTCTCAACTACCAGAGCAGTTGGAGGAACGGTGCCATTTGTTTCTGCATAGCGTTTAATGAAGTTCCATACATCATTATGTGTTCGCAAAACAGAGTCTATGTTGGCCTGTAACAGTACATGAACCTGTTTATCTTCAAGTACTGCTGATATTAGTTTTGCTTCTGAATTACTCACTTAACCACTTCCTAGCCAATTTTCTACGCTCTGCTCTTTCTAATAAATCTTTTTCTGTTGCTTCTCTACCATTCATAATCTCTTGTGCATTATAGGCAAAAAAGTTCCAAGATGGAGTCTGAGATACCTCAAAATAATAATCTAATAAATCATAGCAAGATTTAATACCATAAGATTCTACTAGGGCATCTGCAGCCCACTGCTCAACATTAAGGTTGAGATTAGACTTTTGCTCGTATCTCTGCAAATGGAGTTTATTGTAGCGACTGAGCAAAGCCATACGGTCTTTGCGATCAGCCACAATTACTCCTCAGTTATTTCTTCTCTTGCTTCTTGTACTTTTTCAACAACCTTTGCTTCAACAAAATCATATACACGATTCATTGCATCATTAGTAGTTTCACCGTCACGAACGCTGTCAACTACGCCAAGATCAACTCGCAAGGATTGAAAGTTTCCTAGATTAAGAGTGTATCCAAGTGTTACAGATACCTTTGTTTCATTTCTTTCTTCCACCACTGCCTCCTTCAAAGGCTAATTAATGCTCTCTGTCCAAACAGGTATAAACCTGCCATCTTCAGTTTTTGTATAAACCAGTATACCATCACCAGTTCTACGTGTCAACTCCTGACTTGTAGGAGTCATATTATTTGTTATTAAATTATCTTTTCTTGGTCTACCCATATGTATACTTGCAAGTATATCACGTATCTCTTTTACTTGCGACTCAGAGTAGTATGCTCTTATTTGCCAACCACGCTCACCATTAACTTTTGATCCTGTTGGTGGTGGAATCACTCCTCGTCTAATTAATGATGGAAAATATTTACGATGCCTATTGACAAGTCGTGCAGTTTCTGCTACAGTATATGCCTTTTCTCTATTTTTTCTAAAATCAATACGAAAGCAAGTTTCTAATCTATCTTTTGTAATATTATAAACAGTAACCATTCCAGTAGATCTTGAACTATGATGAAGTCTAACAAGATCGCCATTAAGAAACCAAATATTTTGATTTCCTTTAATTACAGGCTGACTATTGTAGTTTTTGCTCTCAAGTTTTCTTGGGCCAAAAGCCATAAGCCCTCCCTGCTGTCAGAAGGTGGATGATAAAATTTTCTTGTTCCACAACGGATGCAGTATGTTTCTAGATGTATTGTGCTTGAGTACTGTCTGTCAACAAACATTCTACCCTTGCACTTGCTGCAATAAATCATTAAACCTATTCCCCTTAGTTAGGAATGCCAATAACAATTAGATGGATGGCTAGAGAAAGATCTCCAGATGCACCAAACCTAACAATTCCTTCTACTCGTGATGTTGTTACAGATTTTAAAATTACTGTAACGTTTTGACCTGCTGGAGTATTTCCAATATTTAAAGCAGTTGCTGTTGCAATTGGAGCATACTTAAAATCTGATGGAAAATCATATGAAAATGTTTTTTCGTTACCAGCACTTACTGTAGAGTTGTTTGCTACTTCTATATAGCCACCAACAATTCTGGCCTCTGAAGTTTTAATACTTTGCCTGCCTGCACTGATAGTATCAACAGTAGTATAGTTATATGTTGCTGATGAAACCTGTGTTGAAAGATCATTTAGGGTATCAGCCAACTGATAGATGTACGTAACATCTAAAGATTGTCCTCGTTCTGGTAGCGGTACTTTAGCCATATCTCTCCATTATATCATTAGATCGTTTGATTAAGCATTCTATATACTTTTAAAAATGGTGTTCCTGCAGCGCCATCTGCTCTAGCAATTGGCTGTCCTGTCAAATATACTTCAACACTAAGCCTATTTGGTGCTGATGGTTGAACAACCCCATTTATTGTATAAAACGAAGGATGTGGATAAGATATAGAAGTTGTTTGTATTCTTTCTTTATATACCCAATCTCCGCCGTCATTTCTATCCCATCTTAGCCAAATATCATATCCTGTTGCATTCCTGATTAATGAATTAGTTTTATATGTACCTGCAGGACTTACTGGGGTAGATGGAATATTTCCATTATCTTTATAATAAGTAAATGTGTTAGTAGTCACAGCATTAATTTTATATGTTCCATTAAATGTAGAGTCTACTCCTTCTACTGTTACCCAATCATCAACTGCCATATAATGTGCGCCAGTTGTTGTTATTGTAGCCAAATCATTGTTTAATTCTTTATTATTAATATCAGAAACTGTAGATGTATCTTTTAATACAATTACTGGATCCCATGTAAAATTTGCTACCTGCCCACTACTACTAAAATTTATAGTGCCAGGGACATATGTGTAATCTGGAATAATAAGATATACGGGAGACCAGTGAGAAACTCTGTTACGGTCTTCAGAAATAATTCTATATCTTATCGAATACCCTTCAGTTTCACTACTGATAGGTGGAAGATCCGCATATTCTTGGCGGTACTTTTTAATACCAGAATCTGCCATTATGAAACTCCGACAGTAAATCTAAACTCAATATAGTTACTTGTATTAGGATTTTTAATAATTGTTACAGCGTCTGTATTTTTTACTACAGAATATCCAGTTAGTCCATAAAGAGGGTTAATAGTAGAAACATTCTCTAGGCGTAATGCATCATATGCAATATAATAATCTCCAGTTGGAACATCTGCATTTTGGATAGAGGTATAAATTTTAACCACAGTTACAGCATCCCAAGTAAATCCAGTTGTCATATAAAGGTTTTGAAGTTGTTCTGTAATGACATAATATCTATTTTCTGCAAAATCATATGTTCCGCCTGTGCCAGATCCATTATCTAGTTCGATCTCAAGACGAGCAAACTCTCCAGCATTTTCAGCATCTGTAGAAGCAAATTCAACTAAAATACGAACAGTATCTGGAACGCTGGCTGAATCTCCATCTTTACTAATAAGTGAAAATGCTAATCTTAACTCATCGGTAGGTGCGTTCTTTGAAAAATCTACATCGGCACCAGTTAGATGAATATGATTAGATCCAGGCTCAATAACAAAATGTCCTCCAGAACTTCCTGTTGATGGATCAATGGTTAGGTCTGCATCATCACCCACCATTAAAATCATATTATTTAAAAATCTGCAACGCTCATATCTATCTGCTCTTGATGGTTTAAAAAATATTGAGTTATCTGCATTTGTTTGAAATACTGGATCAGATGTTGCAATAACATTGTCATCATTTGGATCATCTAAAGGTTCTGTAATTGTTGGAATAGCAGATGCAGATGTTTGATCATGATATTGCCAATTTTCACCCTGTGTAAAAGCAAAGACCGTTTTACTGTCATAGGCTCCCGCAGATGGATTCGATCCTGCTGAGTATATACCTATTTCTGTTATTTCATATCTTTCTTCTGTTGGTAATTCTGCTGTTAGGACTAGTTTTTCTGTACCGCCATCATTTACAAAACCTCTTGAAGAAATAGGCACTCTAAACATTTCAAAATCAAGGTTTTCCTTTGCTGAGTAGTTTCCATATGGGTCAGCAGTTGCTAAAGGCTGTGCGCCGCATCCTACAGCAATATAGGACGCATAGGCAGGAGCCTGCCCAAGAAGGTACTTACCAATAATAGATTTGCCTGTGTCTGTAATCATAATTCCGCCTCATATATTGTACCACTGGTGGTAATTTCTACCTGAATTTGCTCTCCATCTTCAATATTAACTGCATCTATGATTAAGTCTCCAGTTTCTGGATCAATATATATGTGTTCTCCATTTGGACCACTACCCACATTTGGAACCTTTGACTCAAACTTAATAGAAAAGTTTTGAAAATATTTATCTGATGTTGCTTGAAGACTGACAATATTATTAGAGTTATATTGTTGTTGAATTGCACTTAAATTTTTTATTGGTTGATAAATAACCTGTTGACCATTTACTGTGTCATTTCTAGCAATATTTATTAATTCTTGTCCACCAATATTTTCAAAAATAATATCCGCCATTATTTCAATAGGAGTTGTTTCTTCATTAAATAATATTGTGTCAATAGGCGCTGTTAAAACTGGATTAACAGAAAAAGCACTTATATTAAGACCAGCATTAGACGGTGTTGGTGGGGTTGCAGATACTGTCATTTTATACCTCGCTCAAATATACTGTCATAGTTGGACCATCTGGATTTCTACCATACTCAATATTATATATTACAAAACGGTCTGTTGTTGGAGCAACAAGATCAAGGCCAGTTGAGTCTTTATAATTGATAGTTACTATATCTCCTAGTTGTAGAGTAGGTATCGCAAACATGCTTACTCCAATAGCCTTTTTAGGCTTCATAACTTTATTAATAATCCATCCCATTAATTCTTCTGCATCATCATCGCTTTGAATATACGGGGTATCAATAGAAAATTCATTCTTTCCATATATGATTCTGCTTTGTCTTATTTCATCATACTTTGCCTTTTCTACTAAAGATGATGTTACTATTGGACTACCTTGCAATTGCTGATTAGCAAAATTACTTTTCTTTTTAAAATATTCATCAACAGTTAACTCATATGTTGTATCTTGAGTAAATGTTATACCCTGGATTCTTAAATAGTTTCCTGTTGTTTCATCTAGATTTAATGCTGTATCTGTTGCATTAAATATTAAAAATTCTGCACCATAGGAGTCTGCCTGGAATCCAGAAGTTGTATATCCTTTAATTCTATTAAGAGTTGGAGACAACTGTGCATAAAGTGCTGGATAGGAACGATCATATTTAATATCAAAGTATGCACACTCACGCATAATAGTTCCAAACTCATCAAAATACATATTATATTTTGGTGGTTGTTGAGAACTAATGCCAGTGAGGTAGGTTGCCTGAATAATTCCACTCATTGCATATTTACGGAAAGACTCATTTGCATCAATGCCCTTATCTCCAAATGCACTTGACAATGTTTCGCCAACTGTGAATACAGTATTCTGAGAATAGTTTTCTGCTAAAGCATATACATTTTCAAACATTACTCGTGATGAGCCACGAATGAATGGTGCCATATTATTGTAAATAGGTAGTGGATCTGTATCGTCAACAATCTTAATTAGTTTATTATTAATATACAGATAGAATCTACGAACAGTTCCAATGTCTTCATACTCTACAGATAAATCATATACTGTTGTATTTTCTTCGCCAGCCATTCTATATTGACCAGTGAATCTTCCATCGTCAACAATAATGCTTGTTAAGCCACCCCAAAGTTTTACAGGAATTGCCTCATCGCTCACAGAGTCTTTTTTAACCTTATAAAATACAACATTGTTAATAGATATATTTGGATTGCCAGCATTATCTATTGTAATATAAGATTCAATATTGTCTTCTGTCATTGCCACTATCTCAAAGTAGTATCCATTGTTTGTTTCTGGATTAAGCAATACTGCTATACCGCCAGATCCTCCACCAATGCTAATATTTTGATTTGGAAGCGCTCCTGTAACCTGATAATATGATGTGCTACCTATTGGTGTTTGTGCACGATTTTCGTTATTTTCAATTTTTCCAATAATTCTCATTCTAGTTCCAAAAAGTTTATAGGCATCATTTAAATTTTTATAAACATATGAAACAAAGTTAAGTGGGTTTTCTGTTGTTTTAAACGATGGGCCATTCATAACAAGAGCAGAAGATTGCATAGTTCCTGCTTGAGTAGATTTAAGGTTATTAACTTCTGTTTCAGTCAGATAGTTTGTAGCCATAAAATTTTTAATAACACCATTTCTAGTTGTTTGTTTTGCTAAATCATTATTTACTCCAGCAGCGCCAGTTGCTGTAGATGGAATAGTTGGATCTATTTCTGTTGTAAACAAATACTGTGTTTGCATAGTGCATCCACGAACATAAGAATTGTTGCTCCAATAGTCGCTAATTCCAGCATTGTGCTCAACTATAGGTGTTCCAAATTGTCCACGACCATGCTCATAAACAGCACCTGGCTGTAAACGCTCTATGCCATCAATTGTTTCATAATAAGGAACAGAATAAATACGAATTAAGCCAGTTGGATAAATTTTCCCATTAAATGGAAGGGTAGAAAAATATCTTTGATATTCTTGATTACTTGTAATCCAAACATTGCCAGTTCCTGTAATATTAAATTGAGCAGCATCATATCTTATTATTTCTCCATTAGCATAAAAATACCCTTGATATCTTGTTAGCCAATATACACTTTCTCCTAAGTCAAGGGTATTATTTATAACTACCCCGCCAGATACTGTTGGTGGAACTGCTGGAAGCGTAGAATTAATTGGCATAGCGCCAAGGACATAGTTACCCTGTTGCGATGCAACCTCGTTAACAGTTTTTGTTGATTGCGTTCCAGATACTTCCCATAAAAGGGCAGGCTTATAAATCCAAGTTTTTTCTTTATCAACCATGCTTGACTGTCTAATAGATCCGTATGATCTTTGCAAATATCTAGTAGTATAAGATATCTTGCCATCATTGTAAACCTTTTTATCTTGAGATGTAATTGATAAAATATTTGGTAAATTTCCAGATGATTGATTTTCAATTACACCTGTATCTGTTTGATTATTATTGCCCAATAAAATAAAGTCTGTTGCTCTTTCAGTAGTAGAGGGCATTAAATAATTTTTACTCATAACAACAAAATTATTATATTCATCAAAGAACATGGCGGTCTGCGTAGCCAGTGCTAATTGATTTAAAACTTCTGCTACGTTTTGATCTGGAGCAACAAAAAAATATGGTATAACAGGATCTGATTCTCCAGTTAATCTTTTAAAAGTATAATTTGTAAAACCAATATAATCTAGCAATGTGGTAATTGCAAAACTAAGAGATGATTCTGTCAATAAGAGTCTTGGCGCTGGCATTGACTCAAGAAAGAAATAAAAGTCTCTTAATTCAATTTCAATAGATGCGCCAGTAACGTCTGCTTGCGGGAAGCCTTCGGAATACATAGTTTTGATTGGAACATAATAATCATATAGGGTGCCGCTGGAATCCTCAACTTCTGAAACTATTTCGTGAAAAACAAATTTTATATTTTTTCTAATATAGTCTGAAATAATACTGGATGTATTGTTTTCATTAAATGCTTGGTCATCATCAAATATTGAAAGAGATCCTGTAGATGCTAGTAACTGCCCTACTGGTAAAGAAGTAACTCCAATATCTGAAAGGATTTTAGTTAGTTTATAGTCTATAATTTTATCTGATAAATCTACAACTAATCTTGGAGAAAACTCAATAAGATCAAATGTTGTATCAAATTTATTCATAGTATCTACTACAATTCTAATACCACGAATGTATTGAAATTCTCTATAGGTTGTCCCGCCAGAAACATTGTTGGAAAAAGATGCTGGTGATGTTAGGTCGGTTACAAAACTTGTTTGACTGTTTATAGTTTCTGAGCCAAGACTCCACCCATAGGTAGGAGAAAAAGTTTCATAACTACTTCCAGTCCAAATATAAAAAGTTCCTACCTCATTATCATTTGCAATAACTAGGTATGCGTATCCATTGAGTGCTTGGTCTGGCAACATAGTACTTGAAGATAGTGATCCTTTATATTTATAAATGTCTTTATATTTATCTGGAATAATTAATCCATATTGCAATTCAACGTATCCATCTGGCGCAATGATAGGAGAACCATTTGCTCTTGTATCATTTTCTGTAAATGTATATGCATCTACCCAGTTATTTCCATTAAGATATTGAACTCTCCATCTTGCTGGAGTTCGTTTATTTGATTCCCCATACAATGGATCTGATATTGATCCTGTTGGCGTAGTAAAAGGACCTAGATTTACAGTGCCAACACCAGTTTGCATTTTTACTACAATCCTATTTGCTGGAACCTGATTTTTATAAACAACAAAAGGTACTGCATCATCAATATAATATAATGAGTTAGAGATATTTTTTGCAATACCATACTCAACATTGTTTTCTGTTCTATAAGAAGTCCAATACCTAAATTGATCATACCTAGATGGCATATACCAACGTGGGCGTTGTGCTATTGCTGATCCAGAGTTTGGCATATATGATCCAGAAAAATATAAAGGTTTATTTACACCTGAGCGTGGTCTAAATGGTTTTATGCAGTCTTCTAAAGAATAAAGCATTTTCATTTTTTGTTTTTGTAATATAAATTGTTGTGGGGTTCCAGAGTTATCAAAACCTCCATCTACTACAACATCTGCATCAGTTGCTCCTTTGTAATAGTTTCCAGAATCTAGTTGGTCAAATATTACAGGCAATGTATAAAATTGTGAACCTGGAGTTGTTGGACGGTATCTATAATTGCCAAGATAAAAAATATTATCTGGCATATTCATATTCCATTCACCAATTACTAATGATTTTAGTTGAATTGTTGCTGATGTTTCTAAATGAGTCTTTAATGCTGTATTAACAAACATACTAGACCTCTTCTAAAGTTACATTAATATTCCAGAAATCGTATGTGCTACCACCACGTTTTACAACTGTATAACTAAAGTCTGCAAAATATACCTGAATAATTTCATTATATTGTCCTAAATGACCAAATGAAGCATCTGTAATTTCTCCATTTGTTTTAAAATTACTATATTTATCATATGCTAGATACATCCAAAATGGTCCAGGATGACTGTTATACCAGTCTAAAATTGCTACACCGCCAGCACCACCGTCTGAGGTAAATTCTCCGCTAGTGTTTTTGTATGGTGAAATACCACTTGAATTAAAGTCTGCAACTTCAAAATATGCACGGGATGGAAGCATATTCCAAGACCAACTAATGCTAAGTTTATCTGCAATATGATAGGATCTCATCCTACCATTTATTGTTCTTTCTCGTTTTTCTATTCTTTCTTTGCTGAAATTAATTTCACTACGATTATTGTCAGATAGTATTAAAAATTGATCAATTAAATCTTCATCAGTACCGCCAGGAACTACAGCACCAACCTCATAGCCATTTGGAAGATATAGACCATTAGTTAAAGTTCCAGAGTTATTAGACCAAAGGACAGCCTCTGGGCGCTGATATCTTTTACGACCTGCCATATATGCTGCTGTAGCCATTATTAAACTCTCTGTGTCCTAATTCTCTGTGAATCAACCTGTTTAATCTGTGTCATAACTGCCCTTGCAATTTCATCAGGGTTTGCTCCAGATTTAACATTTACATTGACACTATAATTATACACTGCGTCGCCTGCATATGTGCCATCATTTATGGCCTTCATACGGTCAACCCCATAATTTTGTACAGCATATCTACTCATAACAAATTCGCCTGGCGTTAACATTGCTGGTACAGTATCAGTACCCAAAACCTTACCACCAAAGGCATATCTTTGTGTAATAATTCCACCACTAGCCTTGCGCTCTGCTAAAAAGTTAGCAACTACGCTACTGGTAACTCCACCTATAGTTGACGGCGCTGGCTTTTTTGTTGAACTTGTTGTTCCAGTTACTTTCTTTGCTGCATCAACTACCTTTTTATCTTGTGCTGCTAAAGATGCTGCAAAATCACTAGGCGTTGCTCCTGGTTTTAATGAAGATGCAACAATATTATTATATTTATTTCTTTCATCAACTAAATTAATAGCATCTATTACTTTTTTATCTGCTGCTGCTAAAGCATGTCCAAAATCACTTGGCGTTGCACCAGGTTTTAATGAAGAAGCAACGATCTTATCATAATCATTTTTTGCTGCTTCAACAAATGGAGTAAATATATTTTCTGGTCTTGGTGTTACTGTAGAAACTTCTGGTGTTGGAGTTGGTATTGGAGTAGGCTTTGGAGTAGGAGTTGGAGTAGGAACTGTAGTAACTCTTGGCTTAATTTCTTCTGGAGTTGCTACACACTCCCCTGTGTAGTAATTGTAATAAGGTTTTGCAGGACCACATGGCCCCGCTGGTATTGGCTGTGGTTGTGGCTGTGGTTGTGGCTGTGGTTGTGGCTGTGGTTGTGGCTGTGGTTGTGGCTGTGGTTGTGGAGTTACAGCACTTGGTGCACCTGCAGCACATCCAACAAAGATGCTACTAAATAGTGTTGCTGGTTGTCCTTGCCCCTCATCTACATATGTTTCAATATAATATGCCCAACCAGAAGGACAACTTGAATCTGGCTTCATAATTGGTAAAGAAACTTCTAGTTTAGGAGCAAGATACTGTTCATTAATTGGAGCAGTATCAATCTTTGGAATAACTGGCAATTCCATTTCTGCTCTTAGTTTTGCTATTTCATCAATTACAGCCTGGAATAAATCTGGGGTATCTGTAATAATTTTATTAATATAAGAAGCATATCCGCCAGCAGCCTTTAGAACATTTGTAATAAATGATTCACTATTAATATCAATTCCAGCAGCCTTTGATAGATCAAGAACCTTTAGGGCATTTTCTATTTCTACCTTTGTACCGCCGAAACGCTTACTAATTTCATCAGTCATTCTTCTGATGGAAACCATTGTTACATATTCAATATTTTGAATTGTTTCTTGAATACCATCTATGTTATCTTGTATAACTACCTTTTGTTTTTCAAGATTTCTTGTTTGTTCAAATTGAATTTTGCTAATTTCTAATTGTATTTTTTTATTAGCCTCTTCTATTTCTATCCTGCCCAATGCTGCAATTTCTTGCTTTCTAGCATTTTGCAATACCTTTCTTTGGTTGGAAGATGCCATATTTCTTTGTTGGCTACGAAGATCTTCTACAGCCTTTGCAGCAGCAGAGATATCACCAGTAGTGAGTGCGTCCGCTACAGTTAGTCTTGCTCTTTGAACATTTTCAATGTCTTGATTAATCTCAAGAATATTTTCAAGAATTCTTTCCTGCTCATCATATTTAGCATTAATTTTTTCTTCAGCAAACCCGATTGCCTCTAGTGCAAATGTATTTTCTTCAATAATATCTTGAAGTGGTCTAATTTGCTCTCTTTCTATTTGATCAATCTTGCGTTGAACTTGCTCTAGCGCCCATTCTTGGTCTTCAAGAGCACGGTTTTGACGCTCTAATTCATGAGAATATCTCATTGTAATTAGTTGTTCTTGTAGATCAAGGAATGCTTTCTTTCTATTCAAATCAGCAATTGTTGCATCACCAATTTCTGCACCTGCTTCTTGTATTAGGGCAGCCTCTCTTTTTAGTCTTGCATACTCTTTAATTGCTGCAATATTCTGTTGAACTCCAGCCTTTGTCTTCAATAGAGCAGCCATTTCAGCATTACCTGCTAGTTCTGATGCTGTAGCAGCATCTACCTTTGCTATTCTTAATTGTCTATATGCTGCAATTTGATTTTTAAGGGCTGTAATCTCATCTTGCAAAAATCCTTTTTTGCTATTAGAGTTTGCTGTATCAACTTTGTTTAATTCTTTAGAAATTCTTAAGGCTTCTTCAATTGCTTTTCTAATTTTTATTTCATAATCTACAACTGCAGCATTTGCAGTACCCCTTCTATATGCTGCTTCTGCGGATGCATCTGCTGCTGCCCCTGCTGCTATATTTGCATCTGCAACTTTATTTAAGGCATCTGCGGTTCTTAAAGCCACGGCATAATTTACCAAAAGTGCTTCTGAAACACCAGCGGTAGCACCCTTCAATATAAGTTGTGCCTGACTTAAGTCATTCACTCCCTTAATAACCTTTGCCAAATCTGGATCTATTAACTTAACTGCTTTTCTAAATAGTGCTAACTGTGTTGCTGAATCTGGCACAGAAGATTTAATAGTATTAAACAGTCCATCAAACATCTTATTGTATTGGTCAAGATTTAGACTTCCACTATCAGCAAGTCTATTAATACTTTCAATATATGATGATACTGCAGTACCTGCATTTTTTAGAGCAGCCTTTGCTTGTTCTGTTGGCACAAGCGCTTCAACAAGTTTAATTTGAGCAGAACGTCCTTCTCCTTCTGCAACGTATTTAAATGTTTTCTGAAGTCCACTAATATAAGTAGTTTGGAATCCTTTTAATGCATTTCCAACTTCACCATTTAATTGCTTAATGCCTGCTTCATCAAATTTTAGATTTGCAAAGTCAAGTTTGACATTTGTTTTGCCAGCCTCTTCTTTTATAGCAGCAATTAATTCTTGAACCTTTTCTTTTGCCATACCTTGAGAAATAAGTTCTAAACCTTTTAGAGTTAACGCAGACTTTGCTTCTTCGTCAGATAGTCTTGATACAGCACCAATTGTTCCGCCAAAGGCTTCTTGGAATCCTTTATCTTGCTTTAATTTTTCTCTTTCACTTCTTTGTACAGCAGAAAGTCTTTCTAGTTCTTCTCCAAAGTTTTCAAGAGATCCCTTTTGTGGAATTAATCCAAAATAATCGGAAAGGAAGTCGGACTGCTTTGTTGTCTTTGCCAAAACATCACTAAAGGCTTCAAGTTGTTTTCTTTGCTCCTCTAGTCTCATATTGTTTAGTTTAATAGCACCAGCCATAAGACCAATTACTGTTGTTGCTATTCCAACAGGACCTAAGAAAGTTTTTAAGAATAATCCTGCTTTTGCAAGATTTCCAATAAATCCTGCTCTAGCGGCCATTCCTATTCCTGCCTCTTTTGCAGAAATCACTGCCCCTGCTGCATAACCAATTCTACTTTGTGCAAGTTCTAAAATCTTTGTCTGCGTCAGTGCTTGTGTAACAGACATTAATACAAACATAAGTCCAGTTAATTTTGATATTGCACCAGAAAACTTTGCTAATGGGCCATCTGCAAATAATGTTGTAATTCCAGATAATGATGATATGGCAAATGTCGCAGACATTAAACCAGCATTCATCTTGCTAAGTCTTTCTGCGTTTAACCTTCCTTGTCTTACCTGCTCATCACCAACTCTTTTAATACTTTCTGACAATGCACTTTGTTCCTGTATCTGTGACATTGGTATTTCTTCAGGTGCACCTTGTGGCCTTCTTGCTATTCTTCGTCTACGACCACCACTTTGAGTTCCAGATACCGCTTGTGTTCCAAGATTTTCTGCAACAGCAACAGTTTCATCTGTCTGATTTATCATTCCAACCTGAAGACCACGTGCAATATCTTCTCCAATAGGAATTGTTCTACGTGAAGGAGATTGTGTTCCAGCAGCCTGAGCGGTTGCAAGAACTGCTTCATTTGCTACCTGTGCTCCCTGTGATGCTGCAATTGAGGAAACATTAATTCCTCCAGTCATTCCTCCATATCCACGACCAACAAAATGCTCTCCTCCAAGCCTTATTGCTTTTCCGCTTGGCAAATTGATTTTCTTTTTCTTTGACATTTGACCAGGGAACTTTTGGCTTGGAACCTGGTATGGTTGCATTCCAGCAGCGATAGCCTGAGATTCATTTATATTAAACCTTATTTCAGTAAATGCTGCTTCTGCCATATTTAATGCTTGTCTAAGTTGTGAAAATTCTGGCAGCGTTGAACGCACTTCTTTTTCTATAGCAGCAAACTGTGTTGATGTTATTGTTGCATTTTCATCAAATGATATTAATGATTGAACTGCTTCTTGTAATTTAGAATCATATAATGTCAATTCTGAAGATACATCATCAATTTTTACTCCAGCAATATTTAATGATTTATTCCATTTTTCCATACCCTGTTTTTGGAAATCTGATAAAAATTCTGTAGCCATTACTGGTTTATCTCCAGCCATTCCTATATTCAATGCTTTAGACTGTGTAAATCCAAGCCCAGAATAAACGAATGTTTTTAATTCATTTCCAAATACTTTTGCTAATTCTCTCAGTGTTGCCATCATAGATTGAGACATTGTTTTTGGTGCTTGCTCTAACATTTCAAGCAACTTGCCAATTTCTACAATTTGTCTATTTGTTATGTGTGCAAAATCAGCATCTCCAGGTACGCCTTTCTTATAACCTGGTATATTTCCAGCAATCATTCCTTGAATTAATGGGGCATATTTCTTTGCCATTTCTGCTGGAATAACTGCTTCTCCAGGCGTAAGCATTGCTGGAACAGTATCTTTATTTCCAGTTCCTGGAACCATTACAACACCATTGTTGTATCGCCTTCCTGGCTGAGGAATCATTGCTCCTGGGAAATTCATTGCAAATCTTTGTCCTGCAGATATTGCAGCCAAATATTCAGCAGTTAGTTTCTTTAATGCTCCAGCCTCTACATTAAATGTTTGGGTTAATCTAGAATGAGCCTGATCAAGAGAGGCAGCAACAGCAGCAGCATTTTGTTGTTCAACTGTCAAATATTCAGTTTGCTCTCCTAGTATTTGTGACTGTCCAGTTAATCTTAAATATCCATTACGAAGAACCATAAAACCTTTAACAAGGTTTGCTATTCCGTTTGCAACCAAACCAAATGTCATAAGAAGAACTGGCCCAATTGCTCCTACCGCAACAGTTAAAAGGGTTATTGCTTTTTTAGCGCCAGAGGATAGATTATTAAACTTATCTAGTATTCCTCCAATAAAATCTACTATAGGAGTTACTGCTTCTAAAAATGTCTGTCCAACTGGAACTAATGTTAGTTTTAGATCTTCTACTGCCTTTCTAAATTTATTCATTGCAGATTCTGCAGTCATGCCTAATTCTTGTTCTGCAAGAGCGCTCAATTCTTCTACAGATGCTCCAGTTAATTCAAGAACACGAGATGCTTGATTTCCATCTCTAATTACGTTATCAAACAATGCAGACAAACGGGCTTGCTGGAACTTACCAAATAATTGCTCAATTGCTCTTTGTCTATTTAAATCACTTAAATTATCAAGAGCAAGTGCAAAATCTATTACTGTTTGCTTTACATTACCAACATTCTTTTCTACAATTTGATTAATGTTAATACCAAATCCAGCAAGCATGTCGCTTGCCTTTTCTGTTGGGTTGATAAGAGATGCAAGGCCAGACTTTAGTGCGTTAGCACCTTCTGATGCATTGATACCGCCTTCTTTCATAGCAGCCATGAAGAATGCTAAATCTTTTACATCTCCACCTAACTCCCTAACAATTGGTGCTGCTTTAGGAATTGCAGTTGTAATATCATCAAGTGATACAACGGTTTGGTTTTCAACTGCGTTCAAGAAGTTAATTGCTGCTGCAAGATCTTCAGAAGACATTCTGAAAGCATTTTGTAATGAAATTGTAGTTTCAAGAGCCTTTTGCTGATCAATCTGACCAAGAACTTGTAGTCTTGTTGCTTCAATGGTTTGACGCTGTAAGTCTAGACCTTGGAAACCTGCAGCGGCTGCTTCTGCTGCTAGACCAACTGTTTGTGAAACAGCAATACCATATTTAGTAAACTGCTCTCCAATTTCTGTTATGTTATCTAAAGCCTGTTTAGTTTCTGCAGCAGGAGTAAATAAGTCTCCATAAACTTTTCTAAATTTAAGTGCTGCTGCTTCCATTTCCATAAATGTACGAGCAGCAGTCGTACCAAGCGCAGCAAGTGGAAGGGTAAAACCAACCATCAACTGACGGCCAGCCCACTGTGTATTCTTACCAAAATTCAACAGATTTGTTGAACCTTGTTTCATTAATTGATTAAATAAAGCCTGTCTTTGTGCTGCAATTTGTACTTGTGTGCCAAAATCTTTCATATCAAGCGATGTAGGCATAATTGCAATTGCCTTCATTGCTCCAGTAGCATCACGACCCATCTTAATATACTGAGTCTGTAGTCTTTTTACTCTTTCTTCTGCTACCTTATTTATTGTGTCAAATTCAGAACGGAATAGTTTTCCAAATGTTTTTGTGGATGCCCCCGCATAGCGGAAGTATTCCCGCATAGAAAATTTGTTTTTTTCTAGTGAGTCTGTAAAAGATTCTGCTGTTGTTTTAACTGTTCGTAATTCTGCAGAGAACCCACTAATAGCATTTACGCTATTGATGAAGTTTCTCTGCAGATCACGTTGTGCTAAAGCAGCCGTTTCACTTGAACGTGCTACAGATGTGTGAAACTGTGATATCTGACGCTGAAGCGATTTTAACTGTGCTAATGCATTTGACGTATCTATATTTACGCCAATATTAGCATTAACGTCAGCCATTAGGTTTCACCTTCTTTATTAACTTGTCATTACATACTTGTATTTAGAACATCTGAAACTTCAGCAAGTTTAACACCTGACGCTGCTTCGACGATCTTATATACTGTTGGAAGGTCAAGAAGTTCTTCCAACTTTGCAATATCTCCAGCCAATTCAGGCTTGTATTGCTGCATTGCAATTTGAACACATTCGACAAGAAGAGTCATTGACTTTTCGTTGTCTTCCGCCACTGCCCCAACTCCTTCAAACTTCTTCATAAAAGGACGAAGAAGAGAGATTTTTAGGGGACGAACATTGATTTTTGTTCCGTCGATCAGCGTGAGGGTATTTTCCTCATGCACTGTTGTTGCCATTTTTCCTCCTATAGGTTAATCTCAATTATAGCATAAAACACTAATTTCTAAGATCTTCGTAATCTATACCCATTCCAATTCCAAAGCCTGCTTTTCTTGCATTCTCTCCCTGAAGAGCAAGAATATCATTACTATCTGTTGCCTTTCCTTTGCTAAAAACTCTAGCCTTCATATCTTCCCACTCTTTTTGGCCACGAGTTTGACCAGATTGTTTGTCTAAATCTACCCCCTGTATTGCCGCCAAAAATTTTTTTTCAGAATAATCTAGTTCTCTTTTTATACTTAAAGTAGCAAGCAGTTCGGGCATTGATAATGACTCTTCTAATTCGGAATAATCTTTCCAAATACCAAGCAAAAATACCTCAGATTCTAGTTTTGCTAAATCTAAATCAGACCATGACGTACCACTATTATTTGCTTGATCTTTTACGGTCTCATCTGATGCCTGATTTATCTTTATACCTGCAGCAATATCTATAACTTTATATACCGTTGGCATATCCATATTGTCTTGCAGGTCTGATACAGTTTTTGATATTTTTGGATAATATTGTTTCATACATATTCTTGCACATTCAGATAGGATTTCTATAGCCTCATAGTCATCTTTTGCATCTTTTACTAAGTCAAATTTTTGCATAAATTCTCTTAGATATTTAATCTTTAATGGAACAAGATATATCTCTGTACCGTCAATTAAAAAAATATTATCACTATTATAAATTTCTGTAGCCATTTTATCTATTCTATCATAACGAAAAACCCGCCACACGAATGTGACGGGTTTCGTTAATCTAAAACTAGATTATTATGATGCTGGTGCCCAAGTACGGTCAATAAGTTTTCCGTAGGAAGCACTAGTATCTTCAGGAAGAAGACGGAAGGAAACCTCAAACATTGATGGTTCGTCACGCTTTGCGGATACAGTTACGTTCTCAATTGAGAGCGCACGATACGCAGCGTAAACACGCTCAACATATGCGGAGTCTTCGCAATCTCCAGTTCCAGGACCTACAGCAACAATACCACGCTCAACTGGGCATTCTCCAATGTCTCCTGCGGAGAGATTAAGAGTTTGTCCTGCTGAAGTAGATTTTGTTCCTGATAGTTCAGAATCGCTGTAAGCAAGGGCCAAGAGAAGATTCTCAAGGGTAGCCTCAGCAAAAGCAGTTGCCATATTTACTTGCATTCCCTGCTTGTATAGTTTAGCAACGTCAAGAAGTTGGTCAACCTGTACTTCACCGAAGTCTGGTTGGAACTGCAATTCAAGACCATTCATGGTATAGCCAACATTTGTAAAATCTAAATCATCGGAAAGAGTATCTCTGTACGACTCATTTGCATCAAATGCTGGTAGTGTGCCTGCTGTCAATGTTGTATCTGCAATAAAGAAAGCGGCTGCACCGACGATAATATTATTCGATGTACCACGTGTATATGCCATATTTTTCACCTCTACTTTCAATAGAATCTATATGAAGTTTTTGGCGGGTTTCCTCACCACAAGTATAACAGTGTTTTTAATTATAGGGGTAGTCTGGAGGGGTATTAGAATGATAGTCGTACTCAATAATCAGTTTATTTGCATATACCGTTCTGGCTGAGGCCAACTCAAGAATATCCCTAGTTTCATCTGCCTGATATACCCTGATATTATGAAAATATATGTTAAATGGAACAGTCTTAGGAGAAACGCTGGCACAGTAAGTGTTTACGTCTTGTGCTGCTGCGTCTTCACGATCTAAAGCATCACTAATGATTCTATGTGCATCAGTAATCTTGCTTAGATCTGTACAATAAAGATAGTAGACTACCTGCTCTCTTTTGTGTCTATAAAATGGAGTTGGTCTAAATCTAATCAATCTTTCATACTGAATTAGTAATGGATCATCTACTCCAGGTGCTCCCACGTAGTTCTTAAATACGTCTTCTATATTTGTTGGAGTAGTAGGAAAAATTGGAATCATTTGTTCAAACCCACTTAAAATATCAAACATTTTTAATTGTTCTACCACATATTGATTTATAAATATAGGTGGAAAAGATGTGTCTGTTAATTTAGATACATACGGCATAATCTTATTCTACCTCAATCTTGGCATTGGTAATCCATTTATATCCAGTGGAGACGCCCTTTGATCTACCCTGCCTTGCCCCTGCTGCAAAATTTTGCTTAAATATTTTAGGCTTTTTTATATAATCAAATAGCCCGCTTGCTCTTAAAAATCCTTGAGTAAAATATCTTTGCATGAACTGATCAAAAACTCTTTCAAAAGACCCTTGAACTTCTTCTCCCCCAGGATTTCTTACGGTTATTGGCTTTTTAACAAAAATGGTTTCTCCACCTTCATAAAATCTTAAAACAGAATTCGCTTTTGGTTTAATAGTAACTGGAACACCATTTTCCATAATTCTTGCTTTGTTATAAAATGGTGTATTACTATTTGTCTGGATTGTTCTAGACTGTCTAAAAGTAGAGCCAACAGATAGTCCAAGATTACTAACAGTATAATCAATATCAAATAATCTTGCAGATGGACTTCCAGTTTGATACCATTCATACACATGGTGTAAAGCACTTCTGTTTGATCTTGCTTCAGAATCTATATACATTCCAAGAGCCGCAATAGTTGTTTTACCTAAATTATCTAAAAATACTTTTTTGCCTTTATTAACACCATCTATAAAACCAAGAGAATATTCTGCAATATTTATTAATTGTTTTTCAAAGTTATTGACTGTTAATGATACCCTCATTAGTCACCTACTGCCTGATTTTCTGTTCTACGCCATAGCATTCTATAATATTCAATATTGCCAAATGGATTTATAAAAGGTTCGATTGTACCAACTTCATATATGGTTCCACGACCAACTCTAGGTCCAGCGGTTTCTTTATATATCAATGTGTCAGATGCATTTCTAATATTAGTAACTAAGATATTGCTGACTGCATTATTAACTCCATCACCAGAAATACGAATATCTGATTTAGATCGTGCAACTAATTTACCATCATATTGTAAAAATACTTCTGGCTTTAATTCATCAGTTCCAGCCCCGCCTACTGTTGTGGCATTACAAACTACAGTCCTATCAAAAACCCAATCTTTATTTGGTTGACCATATTGATTTTGAGTAATAATTGGATAATAGATATCCGCTTTCATTGGATATATAAAGTCTGTGGTTTCACAGGTATTCATTATAATACTCCAGGTGAACCAAAGTTGGTTATATATTTCTCCAAGATTTTATCAACTAAAAGATTGCCTGTTCCAAAGAAAGATCCTTTGTCTACTTGAACTTTAAATTGATCTGTTGAATAGTTTGTAATATATCTCTTATGATATTCTAATCTGCCACACTTTAAATCATCGATAAGCATTAGAATTGCATCTTTAATATCATAGGGGACTACTTTATATCCCGTGGCCAATTGGAACAAGTAGTTCCATCCCATAGGGAATGTTACTCCTGGTGCTACAGCAATTGTGTTTGGGCTATCTTCTGAGTCATACATATATACGGAATCAGAGTATGCTAGTGGTACTCCTCTTGGAAAACTTGCTTGACGAATATAAGAATCTGATTGTTGCGTCCAGTCTTTAATAATTGCAGTTTTATCTTTTGTTAAAAGGTAGTTCCACTGTCCATCTCCTTGTGCTTGCGGATTGTCATCATAATCCCAAACAAGTTGATTATTTTCATATGCCTTCAAAATTAAATATGTTCTATCCCAAACTGGCATGAAGTCTGTATTATTTCCAATTGTTTCATACCAAGATCTTTCATAGTAAAATCCTCCAGGAACAATTGAATCAATAATTGCTCTTGCTAATCCCTCATAATATGTATAATCTTTAATTTCTGTTGCTGTTGTTCCAAGTGTGCTTGGATCTACATATGGTCGCATAATCTCTAGATTATCTTCAACCACAATATCGCCTTCTTCTGCGCTTGTAGACGCAGTAGTATAAACAGCATCATAAATTGTCAGCGCATATGACTCGTCGTATGTATTAAACATGTCTGGAAGAATATATGTGATCTGAGAACTTGCTGAAGATGTTATAGTTGCTGTAACATCATTTACATTTCGTGTACCCTCATTAATAACCAAAATATAATCAGTATTTGGCTCTGGTACATCATATGTAATTGAGAGCGGATATGGTGGGAGTCTTAAGATCTGCATTATACTTTACCGTAATGTTTGGCTACCTCTTCAGGCTTTGCTAGTCGCACTGCCTTATGCTTTAGCCATTTTTCGGATACCTCCTTGGTAACAATATTATAACCCCTTTGGAGTTGCCCCACGCCATTCCAATGTAGGTTTCTTTCTGAAAATACCGCAATTTTTTCTTGAACGGTATCTGACTTTACTTCTTGATGATCTTCTCTAGGAACAAAAGGTAAAATTGCTTCTAGTAAATCTAGTTTTGTTGTTGCACCAAATACATCAATATCGTTTTTCTTTGCATATGATTTTAATTGTGGTACTGTCATCTTATTGAATTTTTCTACTACTTCTTTTGTTGTTGCCATTTTATCCTCCACTGCTATTATATCAGAAATGCCTATTTATATAAACTTTGTGGTTTCTTCACCCCAGAAGGAGTTCCACTGATAATTACATTTTCTCCAAAGTTTGCTGTTGGTATACAACCAAGAGCATATTTTTGTGTTATTACTCCATTAGGTCCACTAATGATTGTTCCTATACCGCCAACTGCAATACATCCATCACCACTGTGTTGATGATCTACTGTTGGACTTCCTGGATATGACATTTGTTCTCCTAATGTGATAAAGGAGGACAGTTTTACCTGCCCTCCTTATCGGTTAGTTTTTACAAACTATGCAGTTGGGTCAACGGCTGCATCTGCGTAAGCAACTGCATCCTGCTCTTCCCATTGAATACCAAAGCGGACGAATACTGTGTATTCAATTGTATCCTTCTTTGGCTTGTACTCACGGTTTACCGTGATATCACGCTGGAAGCCCCAAACACGGTTTGCAGGGAATGTCAAATCGACATAATCTGCTGGGTAATAAGGTACTTCCATAACATCGACACCGAGAACACGAGTTGTACGTGCTCCACCGAATGTCTGTCCAACACCATCAAGGTATTGCTGACGATTAC